CCACCAGTTGAAGTAATGGTTGATAAAACAGAATTGCTACCATTAGTTCCACTTCCAGTTGCACCTGAACCACCGCCACCAACAGTTACTGTATAAGTTGTTCCTATATTTAAAGTTAATGGTGTTTCTGCTGATGCACCACCACCTGATGATTCTCCAGAAACAGAACATCTATAACCACCAGCACCTCCACCGCCACCAAAGGCAGAACCACCGCCACCACCACCAGCAATTACAAGAAAATTAGCAGTAAAAGTAGGCGATTTGCCTCCTGTCCATCCAAAAGATGATAAGGATGCTGCACCGATTTTAGATAAACGAGGCATTTATAACCTTATGCGAATTTAGTTTGGCTTGCAAGCACAGTAAAAGCTGCATTTCCTGTTTTAAAGATAACATAAGTATAAGCATCAATTGAATTGATATTACCACTAGAAGGAGCAGACCCACCTTGCCATTTGGGAGTAACAGAAGAACCATCAATTTCTAATGCTGAATTATAGTAAGCTGTTCCACCATTAGTAACTAAGAAAGTAGCAGACAAAGACTCGCCTGTAGACATAATGGTATTTAATGAAGTTCCACTAGAACCCCTAAAATTAACTGTCCAGTTTCCTGATGCGTTAGTTGTGTAATACAAAACTGATTGAGTAGTTAAATCGTAGTTAATTGTTCCTGTTGCTGCTGTAGCTGAAATAGTAGCCACTTCGATGATATTTGAGGTCTTTAGGTCTGCGTTAGATGAAGTTCCAGCAAAAGTCTGTAAAGCTGTAAAAGTTTGAGCTACATCTGTCTTAGCTGTATCAGCATCATAGGCTTGAACATCTGTTCCTATAATTAAACCAGTAACAGCGTCTCCAGACTGTAGTTCTTGAACAGTTGTTCCGTTGAGTACGAGAGGATAACGATTTGCCATTTTAAGTCCTTATTAATTTACGGCTACATTGACGGTAGAGCCAGAACGATTAAGAATAGGTAGTACTCCATTTCCAACAGAGACGCTTACAGACGCTCCTGAACGATTGAGAATAGGCAATACAGTAGGTAAGAATTCCCACGAAGCAGCCGAACCATCAGTCTTTAGAAACTTTCCTGCATTGCTCGTCTGTGAAGGTAAGCTAGTAGGTAACGCAGAAGAAGTCCAGCTAGTGCCATTACCAATGATAGCATAGTTATTGGTAGGGGTTAGTCCAGCAATCGTAGCTAAGTCAGCATCGTATGCCTGAACATCTGTACCAATAGCAAGACCTAAAGAAGTTCTTAGAGTAGAACCAGACTCAACAACAAAGTTAGTACCATTACCAACTATGACACCATTATCGGTTGGTGTTAATCCAGCAACATCAGCAAGCTGTGCGTCATAGGCTTGAACATTAGTACCAATCGCTAAACCTAAATTAGTTCTAGCAGTACCAGCGTCTGTTGCACCTGTACCGCCATTAGCAAGTGGTAGAGTACCGCTAATGTCAGCAGTACTAATATCTAAAGCATCCCAAGAAGGATTAGTTCCGTCAGTTTTAAGATACTTACCTGCATTACCAGTTTGAGAAGGAGTAAAACTTGCAGCGTTAGTTGCAGCAGTTTCTGCATTAGTCTCTGCTGTCTCAGCGTTAGTCTCTGCTAGTTGAGCAGCAACCTGTGCTGCCTCTGCAGCGACTTGTGCAGCAATTGCAGCATTTTTTGCTTGTATTGCTAATATTACTTCACTTGCAGCATCATTAACAGCATCGCCTGAACCACCTGCTCCACGATAAATTGCCAAGATCTATCTCCTATATTTGTTTAAATACACTCAGCGAATGCACTTAAAGAAAACTCCCCAGCCGAAGCTGGAGAGTCTTAGGAACTACTATTAGCCGTTGACTGCTAATACAAAACCAGTCTCAGGACGTACTACTTTAACACCGTAGAGGGTGTCAGCAGTATACAGAGTAGATAAATACTCTTGTTTGTACTGAGTTTGGCTACGTACAGACATCTGCTCAGCCAATACCATGGTATCACGATGAGCCAAGATAGCTGCTTTAACATCTCCACCAACGCTGTTGTTAGCATCAGTTTCAATGATTGGAGCATTACTTGTTACATAGATGTCGATACCATAGAGCTGACCGATCTGACCGTTGTTTACACCACGACCATCAACGAAATCAGAACTATTGTAACGATCAATACCCATGATAGCTGCACGAAGTGATGGAGGAACAGCGAAGAAACGACCATCCATTGGGGTATCAGCATCGTCCATGAGCTTGATCAAGGCACGGAAGCCAGCGTCAGTGAATACGTCAGCAGCAACTACAGTGTCTTCAGCGTAAGCTGTGAGACCAGTAGAAGTGTCGATGTAATAGCTGGTGCTGTGTGTCCAGTCAGAAGCGTCACCGTTACCAAAGGACTTACCTAATTGGAACAATGTGTCGTCAACTTTCTTAGCCAAAGCATAGCCAGCGTCGTCAGTGTAGAAACGACGTAGTGATGCCAAAGCCTGAACTTCGACGATGTCCTCGATGAAACGTGAGTACTCGAAATGCTGGTCAATCGAAACTAATACTTCTGTCTCGGTATCAGCTTGGATGGTAACTGTAGTGTTAGCTGCTTTAGCTGTTGCAACACCACGTGTTGGCTTAGGAATATGGAGCGTATCGCCCTTCTTACCTTTCATGGTCATTTTATTGACCAGGTTTGCCAATACTAGGTTCTTCTGATATGCAGCGATAACTTCGTCAGACCAAATCTCTGGAATGAACTTGTCTGCTGCTGTTTTGTTAACGATGGATGTTGATCCACCTGGGTATGCGACTGCTGCCATTTTAAATCTCCTAAAATTAAATTAAATTAACGTACCCTACCATCTGCGTAAGCTTGGAGAATTTCTTCTGCCATGCTTTCATATCTGGAAGGATCTTGCATTCTTAAGCGAATAAGATCTGCACGACGATAAACAGGTTTTGTTGACTCTCCAGTGCCACCTTGTTGGACAGCAGCAGTCTTAAGTGCCTTGCTTCGGTTTTCTCCATCGACCTTCTTCAGCGATTCGTCAGCAGCTTTAGTAGCTTCTACTTTTTGTTGTTTGACGTTGCGTATAGACTTATAAGTCTCTAGCAATTCTAATGCTGAATCTACATCGTAGTTGTTTGCCTTAGCAAATAATTCCATCCGTACCTTTGATCCTTGAATCCAAGAAGCAAAGTCTTCAGATTGTGCTACACTTAAATAATCAGGATGAGCTTTCTCAATCGTCTGCAATGCACCTACTTGGGCTTGTTGAGCCTGTTGTTCTTGCAATTGCTTTAAGAGTGGGTTATTCGCTACTGCCTGATTTACTGCCTTAGCAGGGTCTTCGTACCAATCAATCTCTTGTGCTTTACTTGGCTGTGTGTCGTGCTTCGTTTCGAGTTGTTGCTTTAGAAGTGAATCAGCTAACTTGCGTACTTCACCAACCTCTTGTGCCTGTCGTCCGATTAACTTCTCGGCTTCTTGGTGCATCCTGATAATCTCGTCTAGAGCTTTACCACGATACTTCTCAGGTAGTTCTGGAACAACCTCTTCAGGTTCTGCTGTAGTTTGTTCTACAGCGTCTGGGGTTATACTCTCTTCTTTGGTTGGATCAACGTACTTCTCGTTAGCATCTACTTCGGGCAGTTCGATAAAATTTGCAGCCATGTATATTCTCCTGTCGCAATGCGATTTTAGGACATTTAAAATAGCTCGGTGGTCAAGAGTCCATTTACGAGCCGTGATTTGCTTTTGTTTTTCTTTCCAATGTCAGCTTCTCAGCTCTCATCTTTGCCCATCGTGCAGTAGCACTAGGGAAATCTCCACAGATTGGATCTAAACCCAACCTAGGAGAGGAAAGAATGCGAGTAGCAATCTCGCCACACTCACCACACCGAACTTCTTTTGTGTCTACATCGACGAAGGCTTCGGTGATATGCGAATTCTTACATTCAAATTCAAACAGTCGTCTGGGCATTGTCTTCTTCCTGCTGAAGCTGCTCATATACTTCTTCGCTAGACTGTTTTAAGTTCTTCAGCCACATCATGATAGAGACTTCGCCCTTTCTGAAGTGGAGCTGCTCAACAGTTTCTACACCTTTGACGGTGTCTGTGGAGCTAAGCATTAAATCTATGTCTTCTAACAGATCCCGCCACCCCTGGGTAGCTGCCATACTAAATCTGTTTTCGTAGTAATCTTGTAGTTCTCTATTCATTCTCTTTTTCCTTGACAAGGAGAGTTTATTGTGGTATTATATATATATATTATAACATACTTTTTGTAATTTGTCAAGCTTTATTGCATTTTCGTAGCAGTTTGTAACATAGCGATACGCTCATTAGACATGATGTCAGCCTCTTTAAGGGCTAGATTAGCGATTTTCTCCACCTGTGCGAAGGGGTCAGCACCCTGTGGCTTATTCGCAGCCTCTACAGCCTTGATTTGGGTCTCTACAGGGATTGCCTGAGCCTGAGCTCCAGCTCTTTGAGCCTCAGCCATAGCCTTAGCAGCCTCAGCCTGGGTCTTCTGTAGGGTAGCCTGAGCTGTAGCCATAGCAAGTTGCTGCATTTGCTGCTGCATTGGGTCAGGTTGACTCATTTGTTGGAGTCCTGATACGATTTCTTCACGATTAGAGATACTAGAACCCTGAATTACACCCTGTAATAGCAGAGGAACTATAGGAGATTCTGCTCCTAAGGTGGACATTAAGCCCATCATCTGCTGTTGTTCATACTCACGAGCTACCATTCCTAGGGTAGATACAGGCAAGAACACAAAGTCTTGTACAGGATAACGATCAGGGTCAAACTGCATGAATCTGTAGGCAGCTTTAGTAATGAAGGGGATTAAGAAGTCTTCTTGGAAGTTAATCAAGGTACGTTTATTCTTCTTCATTAAGCCTGAGAGAGCCATAGAAAGACCAGCACCTGAGGCTTCCCCAGCAGCTACTTGTCCAGGCATAGCAGTACTATCAAGTGTGCCTGTAGCTTGGAGGAGCATTGCTTGGAAGTTCTGAGCAGTCTGGAAGTTCTGAGGATCAGTTGTACCAAACTTAAATGGCATCATAATCTCATTAGGATTACCGTTGACTAAGATGTTTTTACCAGGACGTACATCAAACTTAGCACCACGTGGTAGCCTTGTAGCGTCCATAGCCATCATAGGTGATGTAGTAAGAGCTAAGGAATCTAAGTGACTACGGATCTGAGCGTCAATAGCCTTCTGCATATTGTAGCCCTTCTCAGCAGTACCACGACCCCAGAAACGACCAGGCATGGAGTCAGCTTGATAAGCGACAATAGGACGATCCTTCATCATGTAAGGATTCTCTTCAGCTTTTAAGAGCCACTGATCATCAGCGATGATGACAATAGCCTCTACCATGTCTTGGTAATCTTCAGCCATAGAACCTTCAGGGAATAGATCTACAATCTCTTCTCCGTCTTTCTTCTGTAACTCTTCTAAGTACTCCTTAGGAACAAGACCATAGTAACGAATGACTCGTACCTTATCGTCCTGCTTAGGAGATATCTCTTGTACAGGTTCTAAGTCCATGTCGTTGTAGCTAGGGGTGATTCCTACCTTACGATATGTACCATCGACCATGCCCTGAACAATCTTGTAATAAGGGACATACTCCTCAATTGCAACACCTAAGGATGATTCTATATCACGAGCGTTAGGGTCAATGAGGAAGTTACGACAGTTGATTGGGTGAAGCTGAACCATGAACTTCTTCTGTTCAGTCACACCGATAGCTGCCATAGCAGTGCCAGGGATAGGCTGGGTGGAAGGAGACATCACTGTCTTCTCTTCTACGGTAATCTCTCCGATACCTGTACCGTATAGTTCTCCTAAGAGAATAATATCATCTAATGCTTTCTTAACCTTTGAGAACTTAAAGTCCTCATGCATCTGTTGACGTACTAAAGCAATGTCATTCTTGTCTTGATCCATACGATCATCAACAATATCAAAGAACTCACCACGACCAAAGACAGCTTCAGAAATCTCAGCTTGCTTCGACTCCACAGCTTGTTGGAGGGCGGGAGTAACAAGACGAGATCTCTCGGACTCACGAGTCTTGTCAAGCCCATCCCAGATTCCTCTGAATAATCTTTCATATTCTTCCCATTTATCTAAGTAGTTTACATCTCGGTGATCTCTCCAACGATTGCAATGATCTACGATGAATGAGACTAAGCATCTGAAAAGGATCTGCCATTGCTGCTTGAGCAGTACCAGCACGAGGAGTAGTCATGTTATCAATCGTCACACCTGCCATACGATTCTGAGGATCTGCTTCAATAGCTTGCATAGCAGGATTAGCAGCTCTCTCTGTGGCACTTAAACCACGACGCTGCTCAGTCTGACGAGCGAATACTTCTCCAGCTACTTTCATATAGTCTTGTATAGACTGCATATAAGCAGCACTAGAAATATCTTTTGCTTCGATAGCACCACTCAATCTAGGATACTTTTCAGCTCTTGTTATAAATTTATCAGCTAGTTCTTTACTACGAAAAGCTTTTTCTAAAGAACGACGAGCAGATAAACCATCTACTCTGACCAATCCAGCAATAGCTTCAGATACTTGATCTGTACTAAACCCTAGATTTTTAAACTGTTTAGCAAAAGCTACGGAATCTTTAGGAGACTTAGCAACCATTGTTCCAAGAACTGCTTGTGCGTCATTATGTAATTGGTTTTCTCTTAGACTACTACTGAAACTTTCTCCTTTGGTAAATAACTCTTTACCTTGTACATAGTGCTGAATTTCATGGACAGCAACATTCAGTGGAGTGTCTGCTTGTCTCCAGTCAGAATGCTGGCGATTAAACAGAATCATATTGTCTTTGGGAGAAAAAGCTGCTAAACGAGAATCTACAGGATCATCAATAAAGCTTATAGTAACGTCTTCAATATCGGGATAAGCTTTTTTTAGTGCGTCTGCTTTAAATACTTCATCGAATGCTAAAACTTCATTCTCAGGGATCTTATTAAGGTCTACACCTTTGCGTAAGTCTACATTCTTATCGCTGATCTCTAGCATTGCCTTGTTAGCTACAGGATCAAATGCTATGGCTTCTTTACCGTAGATTGTATTCCATTCCTCAGCAGGTAACTTAAACCAATCACGCTGTGCGTTCTCTAAGAGATTCGTAGCAGCAGGAGCGTCAATCATTCCTGCCTCACCTAAGTTACTAATACCTTCTCTACCAATGAACATCTCAGGGACTAGACTAGGTGTTGCTCTAGTAGTGCCTTTAAACAAGCCTTGTGCTTCCAGGTTATCCACTAACGCAGGAGCAACCATCCGAAATAAGCTACCAGTTATACTCATTTAATATCCCGATATAAAGTCATTAGGTTCATATTCATCGTCCATCTCATCTGTAAAGTATGTTGTTACAGCTAACTGATCGACATAAGATAAAGCGTCTACTAAGTCGTCATGCACCTGTGCAGTAGGGAACATTAGAAGCTGATCCACAAACTGTGTCCAATCCTCTTCTTCATTCAGTGTTACCTTACCATGCTCGAATCGTCCTTGTAATGCCCAGACAATCCTCTCAGTCTTTTGTTTACCACCATGCGTTAAATCTTGTATCGTTGCGTAGACGTTGTTTGATCTCATTAGATCACTGAGGTAGGGTAGTACAGCGTTACGTACTGTTCCTCTTTCAATTCCTACACCTACTGGTTGAAAGTCTCTGATGTTCTTAAGAATCCTTGCTGCTGCGTCCTTAACATCCCAGCGTCCATGCTCAATCTTCTTTATAAACCATTCACCATCTTCAGTTACTTTAACCACTGCGATAGCTGATTCATCTAATTTCTTTGCTCTAGAGGAGGAGTAGTTAACATTAGTAAAACCTGCTAAGTCTATTGCTATGTAATAAACACCATCACTGGGTTCTTCTCCGTATCTTATCCATTGTTCTTTGAATAAGTCTGTTCCTGCATTATCGAAGGAGGCTTCATATTCCTGTTTAAAACTAAAAGACGATAAAGTCTTTTTAGCTCCTTCAATCTCTTTCGGATCAATGAGCGGGTTATCTTTCGTTGTAAAGTGCCAACTCTTCCACTCCTGATCCTCTTCAGACGACCCCAGATTATACATATCGTAGAACCAGTTGCGTCCCTTCGGAGTCCCAATAAAGAGTGCTTTACCCTTTTTGTCTGATAACGATGCACGTAAGACCTTCTCCCAAGTATCTGGTTTAATGTCAGCTACCTCGTCTAGCACGAGAAATGTTAAGCTGACTCCACGCAAGGTGTCTGGTCTATCAGCTCCTCTGACATAGATCTTAGCACCATTAATCAAAGTGATGTCCATGTTATTTACATGGCTGTTGCTAATCACTTCTCTGCCAAGATCCATTAGCAAGTCCCAGATAATCTGTCTGGCTTGTCCTTGCGTAGGAGCTACGTACATAACCGCACTACCTGCTGGACATCTCAGTCCCTCTACCAAGAGGGCTACTGCTGAGAGTCTACTCTTTCCACAGCGACGACCTGCTACGATTACCTTAAACCTAGTGTCGTCACTAAATACTTTCTTTTGCCAAGGCAGGAGCTCGAAGTTAAGATTCATCTTCGTCTACCATGTCGATGGTCTCTACAGCTTCCACCTTAGTCTCACCCAAGCCAGTGATGTTAATTGTTACAGCATTCCGCTGACCCTTAGCATCCTTTTCTAGCATCCTTTTCAAAGAGTGAGACAGGTAGAAGTCTGTCCATGCACATCTTTAGACATGCTACCTGATCTTTGTCTTCATCGTCTAAGGCTTTTCTTAAGACAGTGTCTATGACCTTAGTTCCAGTAGTACTCAGGAGTCTAGCTTTAAATTCTTGTATTCTTCCTGTGTCACCCTGGGGTCTACCAACCTTACCTCTTTTACGCTTAGCTTCTACGACAGCCTTAGGAGGACGACCCCTACGTGGTATAGACACAACAACTGAATTATCTTCTTTATCTTCTAAGTTCACTTCTAAGCCTTTTCCTACGTGAGTAGAGACTAACATTTAAAATTACTTCTCTTCTAAGTTATACTTAGAAGTTAACTAAGTAGTTTTTATATTATTTGGTTTTTATATTGTATTTACTTAGGAACTGACTTAGCGTTTTTCTCCTTAGTACAACTATTATACCATACTTATTAGAATTTGTCAAGTAATATTTTACTATGTTACTCACTACGTAGCACATTATGTACACTAAGTAGCTTTTTTGTATACTATGAGAAACATTCTTATGCGGGTCTGCTCAGTAAACTAGCACGTATTCCGCAAGTGTT